TTCCCGAAGTCCCCGAAGTTGGTTTGGTCCGTCAACCCCAATCCGCCTACGACGGTCTTGAACAACCGGGAGGGGCCTTCCTCCCAGAGTGTGTCGAACACCGTGAAAGCGGTCCGGCCAGTGGCTTTCAGACCGGTCCACACCTTGTCGAGAAACGACTTCGCCTCGACGGCGTCGGCGTTTTCGACGACCTTGGCGATCCCCTCCGAGTCCGCTGGTACCGTGTCACCGAGCAGAGCGAACCCGGCGAGCATCGGTTTCGACATCGTCGGATACCTCGCCGCCAACTCGATCGCCTGCCGCGGCCCGCCGACCGCTGCCAACTGGTTCCGTAGATGCTCCCCCTGCCGGACCCGGGCGTTCTGCAACGCCAGATAGTAGTCTTCGACATGCGGGTCAGCGAACAGGTACTCACGGCTCATTGGATGTTCCCGTCACCCATCAAAGCCCGCAGCAACTCCGGGTGAGGGAACAGCGCATACGCGGCCTGCAACACAGCATCCGGGTCCGCCGTATCCAACACGGAGGCACCCGGACCGGCACCCATCGGGATCCCCGCCGTGTTGGGTTCACCGGGCCGCTGGGTCGGACCGAACACCCCCTCGGCCGCCGACACAGGACCGGTAGCCGCATCAACGACCCGCGGGTCGTGTTGCCCAGGGTCGCGTCCCGCAGCGAGCGGCGCAGCCTGTTGCTGCTGCTCGAGGCGTTGCCGGTCCCCGTAGGCGCCACCGGACGCGACCCGGACAGGTTGACCCCGTGAGGCGGCGGAACCCTGAGGGGACAGGTCAGTCCGGGACGACATGCGACCCGGACCTGACACTGGTTGGATGGGTGCTTTCTGACGGTTACGTGCCACCTGCCTCCTCCTCTGTTTCCTCGTCCTCGTCGGTGAGGGCACTGGCGGCTGCGGCGGCTTCCATGATGGCAGCGAAGTCGTCGCCGAGCGGGCCGGTCACATCGTCGGGGCCACCGATCTCGAACCCGTCACCGTCGGGGCCGGTGGGTTCTGCTGTGACCCGGGCGGCCGGTTCATCCACCGGGATCGCCGATGTTTCACGGACGAGGGGGACGGCACCGGCACGAACGGTCTGGGCGGCTGCCTTGCTGCGGGCAGCCCGGACAGTGGGGCCGGGCTGCCCGCCGGGGGTGACGGTCCAGCCGTCTTCGGGGACACCCCGGAACAGTTGCCCGGATTTGCCTTCGATGACGTATTCGCCGGGTGCGGCGGATTGGACGCCGTCGTGGGATTGGAACTCGACGTACCGTGACGCGATGAACCCACGCAACGGGTAGTCGAGTGACGGGTGGTTCAGGGTCCCGATCTCGGTTGCCTGCGACTGGATCGCGTAGGCTTCGAGCAGTCCACTGATCTTGGGTGTTTTCGGCATGTTGTGACCTCCTACGGGTCGGTCGGGTCGGGGGACTCGGTCTTGTCCTTGTCCCATTCGAGGAACTCGGCGATCTTCGCGCACTCTTCCCATAGGCCCTCACCGGCGGTGAGTTTCTGGTGGTGGAGGGCCATGTAGGTGGCGAACACGTCCTGGTCGATCGGGGCTGCCTTCAACAAGTGCGCCCACAACCAGAAGCTCTTGTTGTCGGCTTCGGCGATGCCCGCTTCGATGATCACCTGGGTCTGGTAGATGGCGTTCTGGTTGTTCGGGTCGATAGGCATACGGGGGTCCTACATCCTTCCTACAGTCTGGACGCCGCTCTCAGTGGCGCCACTCGATTCGAGACGTGACAGGACCGACGACACCGGCGGCGGCTTCGACGGCAACTGGATACCCTGCTCCGGTTCAAGGAACTGCTGCTCCTGCTCGGAGAGTTCCGGTTCGTTGGGGGTGAAGAACTTGTCGAGGATCTCGTTCTTGCGGTGTGGTGTCTTGTTCAACTCGATCAGCGACATGCGGGCACGGTCCCGGTCCGGGTCCTCCACGGCCATCGCGGTCGCCTCAAGGATACGCATCAACGCCACCTCAGCCTCATCCTGCAACACGTTACGCAGAATCTTGGGGGCGTCGTCGATGCCACGCAACTGGTCCAGGGCGGTACGGCGGTCCATCAGGCGGGCTTGCATCAGTTGCAGGATGGTGACGATCTTACCGGCCTCATCCAAACCGGCGCCGGGACCGTAGACACGGCGGGTGATCCAGTTGCCTTTGATGTCCTTATCCGGCCGGTACGTTTCGGTGAACGGGGCACCGTCTTTGACCCGCACCAACGGTTTCGTACCGGTCCGGTACATGCGTTCATCCCACTCCAGACGCATCGAATCGAGTTCCTCTAGGAAGTCGGCGATGATCAACTGGTATTCCTCCACAACCAGGCCCGGTCCTTCAGCGAGCTTGTCGAGACCCTTCCCGGTCGAGAAACTGGTGGGGGATTGGGAGTCGTCCATCAGCGAATACGCTGAGCCGACACGGAACATGCGTTCGACCCGGTCCAAGGCGGTGAACACCTGCGGGTTGATGACCTTGGTGGGTTGCGTGATCGTGGTCCCGGCAGGCCAGAAGTTGGTTTGGTGACGGCCCCTCCGGATCTGCCGTGACGCGACGTCACCGACCACATGGGTTTCGGCCATCACGGTGTCCTGCAACGCGATCAGCTCGAGGACAGTCATTTTGACATACTGGGCTTGGAGACCGACGACATGCTTGTAGTGGCCGACGAGTTTGTTGAACGCGAACCGTTTCACGACCCGGAACCTGGGGCGGTCACGGAGCGGGTTGGGTTGATAGTCCAAGATCAGGTCCCGGTCGGGGAGATAGATCCAGGTGCCCTCAGGGTTGAAGTACTCCTGGATCGTGAGACCACCGCCGCCTTGGCTTTCCCATGTCCCGGAGGTCGGGTTCAGGACGAGACCCCCCGCCTCCCAGGTGCCGTTACGGATATCCGATGGGCGGCGGGTGAGGATCGTGTCAGCGTGGAGCGGGTAGATGCGGGCGAGCGCATGCGGGGAGATCTGGCGGGTGGTGACCAGTTCGGTGGGTTCCTGGTCGACACCCCACGGTCCCGGGTAGCATTCCCACGGGTCCCGCAACTCGACCTTCGGGTAGGGGTGACCGTTGCGGGGATCAACCCAGTGTTTGAGGACCCCGACCCCGTATCCGTAGCCGACGAGCCAGCGTGCCAACTGGGGCATCTGCATGTGGAGTTTCGATACCCGGTCGTAGTGTTCGACGATCCGTTCCCGTGCCTCACCGCGTTCACGGGCAGCCTCCTCGTCACGGGACCGGGCCGGGATGTCGGCACGGAGCATCGGGACGTCCTTCAGTTTCTGGGCGAGGCGTTCCATCCCGGAGCCGATCAGGTTGGCGGCAGGGACATCCTCGGAGGAGCCACGGATCATTGACCCCAGGAGGGCACGGAGCCCGTCGGCGCCGCCGTCCATGATCGCCCTGATCTGTGCCTTGTCGCGGTCCATCCCCGAGTTGGCTTGTTTGATCGTGTCGAGCCGTTCGATCAGTTCCCCGCGGGTCAGGCCGCCACCGGTATCCTCGGTGTCGGAGCGGACCATCTCCATTGTTGTCATGACCAGGGGACCTCCATCCTGTCGTTGAACATCACATCCAGGTCACCGACCGCATCGAACCCAGGGAACCATACCTCAAAGTCTACCGTGTCGGGGGTGTCTTCCCCATCTGTTTCGGCCATCCACTGTCGGATCACCTTCCACGGGAACCAGTGCGCCATCAGCATATCGGATTTCCCGAGCCTAGAGCGGTTCCGTAGCTGCGCCTCAGAGAACCGGTCGGCCTGCCGGATGAACGCGTCAACAACCATCTGCGCAGCCGGGTCACCGTACGGGAGATCGATTTTACGGAACTCCTCCAACTGGTCACCTGAGGTCGGGTCATAGGTGTGAACGATCGTCTCGTAATGCTCACCGAACGCGGCGACACCGTAGGCGGGGTCCCACTTGTTGCCGCCCTGTGTCTCGTGGCCTTCCATGATGATGTTGTGTTTATCCAGGTATTTGCGGAGCAGCTCGTCACGGTGGATCATCTTCTGCCAGGCGACATCTTCGACCACGAACCGGCGGCACCCGAACCGCTCAAAGTAGTCACGGACGATCTGGCGGACACCCTGCACCCCGCCGCCCTCCAAGGAGTCGGCGGTCCCCATGTAGAGCCGTTTGAGCATCGGGTCGTATCCCCACAGCCATGACGCCTGCGTGTTGACTGGGGCCGGGTCGATACCGGCGACCACGAACAACCCGGACGGCAGCTCCCCCAAGCGGCGCGAATAGTTACGGCACGCTTCCATCTGTTCCCGCTTATATGGTTTGCCTCGGCCGCCGACAATGATGTTCTGGTGGGTCAGATCGAACAGGCGGGTGCCACCGAAATCCTGCGCGACCCTCCTCTTCGACATGAACCACCGGTAGGGGAGACGTTCCGGGAACAGCATGCACCCGATGTGGGCGTCCTCGTCGAACGGGTCGATCCGGCAGTTCGGGTCATGGCACGACTCGATGATCGAATCCCATTCGGGGGACTCCAGGAGGATCCCGTGGATGTCACCCTCATCCTGACGGGACCCGATCACAAAGAACGCGTTGCCTTCCTCTTTGCGTCCTTCGGCGACCTGACCGAACCAGCGTCGGTTCTCGACCTGCTGGGTGATAGTTATGTTGCGTTTGTAATCCTCGAAGTCGTCGACAACAACGATGTCAAAATCCAGGGAGTGGAGGGTGCCGCCGGCACCGATCGCTGAGAGGGTCGGGGTCTTCGTGGAGGTACCCGACAGGGTGCGGGTGGCGACAGTGAGTTTCTCGTTCGACCATGAATCCGAGGAACGGGTGGCGGGCCGCCAGTCCTTGCCGGGCGGCAGGTAGGCGTCACGGAGCGCCGCGTTCTCGTCGAACTCCTTCTTGATCGCCGACACCCAGTTTTTGGCGACATCTTGGATCCCGGAGACCCACCCGATCGAGATGTTGCAGCGGGACAGGATGAGCCACAAGACGAAATGGATCAACAGGAGGCTCTTACCGTGCCGGGGTGGGGAGAGGATCATTTGGCGGGTACC